TTGCCTGAAATGTTTGGCCGTGCCGCCGCTGACCTTGAGAGCGATACGGTATGGGGAATTATCACCAGCAACCCGACGATGGGTGATAGCGTGGCGTTATTCCACGCGACACACAACAACCTCGCAGGCGCAGGTGCTGCAATCGGTATCACTCCCCTGGGTGATGGCCGTGCAGCGATGCGTAAACAGAAAGGCTTGAATGGACGCTTCATTAACGTGCAGCCGAAATTCTTGCTGGTTCCTGCATCCATTGAAACGGTGGCGCAGCAGTATGTGACGCAGACCAATATCGTGTTTGCGAAGGCTTCGGATTACAACCCTTTTGCTAATAATTTGCAGGTGGTTGCCGAACCGCGCTTGGATGCAGCGTCACTTATTTCTTGGTATCTCGCCGCAGATCCTGCCCAGATTGATACGATTGAGTATGCGTATCTCGAAGGTCAGGAAGGCGTGTATCTCGAAAGTCGCGTTGGCTTTGATGTCGATGGTGTGGAACTGAAAGCACGCCTCGATTTCGCGGCCAAAGCGATTGACTGGCGCGGCTTCTGGAAAAACCCAGGCGCATAAGCCTTTTCAATCTGACGACCTAACCACCAGCGGCTTTAAGCCGCTTTTTTTGTATCTAAATCAAAGGAGAATCACATGAAGAACTTCGTTATGGAGGGTAAAACAATCACCCTCACAGCCCCGTATGCCGTCACAGCTGGTCAGGGGTTGCTGGTCGGCTCTGCATTCGGTGTGGCATCAGGTGATGCCGCAATTTCTACCGATGTGGAAGCAGTTTTGGAGGGCGTGTTTACGCTCACCAAAGCCACTGGTGCCGCATGGACAGTCGGTGCGCTCATTTACTGGGATAATGCGGCGCGTAACTGCACCACGACCGTCGGCACCAATAAGCTGATCGGCGTGGCGCAAGCCGCCGCACTTGCTGGTGATACTGTCGGCAACGTGCGTCTGAATGCTGCATTCATAAGCTAATGACAGCTTTTGAGACAGCGATTCAGGCTCTTTTCAACGACCTCAATCTGTCAAAGCCAGCCTTTTTCTTGCCAATGTTGGGTACGAACCGTTCGGTGCGCGTGATTACTCGTGCGCCAGACGTGTTTCAGGATGTTGGGGGTTCAGTGATTGAAACTCCCACCCTTGTGGTGGAAGTCCAAGTTTCTGAATGCCCCAACATCGTGCCTGGTGACCAGTTCATGATCGACGGCATCACCTACAAAACGCAAGCAAGGCCACGCCGCGACCCAGAGCGGTTAATTTGGCAGGTGGATTGTTATGCGAGTTGAAGCAGCCATCACGGGCAATCTTCATAAGTTCATGGAGCAGCAAAAGGCAGCGGCGGAAGCCGCTGTCACTGCTGGCGTGGCGGAGATTACTGAACGCATCAAGAACGATCTGCGGGGGCAAGTGACAGGTGCGGGATTGGGCAACAAGCTCGCCAAAAGCTGGCAAGCCAAGCTCTATCCTAAAAGCCAGAAATCTATTTCAGCGGCGGGCTGGGTATTTTCCAAAGCCCCGAAGCTGATCCGCGCTTTCAATGAGGGCGCAGTCATTAAAAGTAAAGATGGCTGGTTTTTGGCAATCCCCACTGAAGCCGCGCCGAAGCGCGGCGTGGGTGGAAAGCGGATTAACCCGTCAAACTTCCCCGAGCATTCGCTGGGGCGGCTGCGCTTTGTCTATCGCCCAGGGAAAATCTCCCTGCTGGTGGTGGATTCGTTGCGTGCCAGCACAGGCAAGCGCGGTGGTTTCCGCAAAGCCAGTGAATCCGCACTCAAATCAGGGCGCGGCCTCACCACGGTGGTGATGTTTCTGCTCGTGCCGCAAGTGAAGATCAAAAAGCGTCTGGATTATCAATCCGTGGTGAATCGCTGGGAAAGCCAGCTGCCACAAACCATTTTGAAAAATTGGAAAGAGGTATCCCCCAATGCCGAGCAAACGTGAACAGGTGCTGGATCGGCTTTTCACTAAACTGAAAACGCTCGAAACAGCCACGCTCAAGGTCTGTCGCAATCTCGATAAGCCCGAGCAAGTGCCGACAAACGGCATGATGGTGATGCGCGATGGTATCGCCCAAGACCCCGAAGTGCTGCTTTCGCCGCTCACCTACATTTACGAACATTTGGTGACGGTGGAAGTGCTGGTGCAAAACCCAGACGCGGCCACCCGCGATGCGCTGCTGGACGTGCTGTTGGTGGCATTAAGCGGAGTCATCACCGCAAACCGCACACTGGATGGGCTTGCCGAATGGGTCGAGGCCAGATCACCAGAGTTTCAAGACGAACCGATTGAAGGAGCTGCCAGCATTCGCGCCGCCACGGTGCAGGTGATGGTGCGCTACTTCACATCCGACCCGCTCAATTAACCAACCCTAATCAGGAGTAAATCTTATGGCTCGATCCTATGGCTCGGCAGCGACATTGCTTGCCTTGAAAGAAGTAACTTACGGTACAAAACCATCGGGGAACTGGGAGAAATTTGCGTTTGTGTCTTCAGACTTAAGCGCAGAACAAAACCTGCTTTCCTCTGACCTTCTCGGGCAAGGCCGCGAACCGCGTGCGCCATTCCGTGATGTGATTAACGATGAAGGCAACCTAGTGGTACCGGTTGAAGGCCGCGATTTTGGCCGCTGGCTGCAATTTCTGCTCGGCAGCCCCACTTCAGTAGGCGTTGCTGCAACAGGTGACATCACCTTCACCGCAAACCCCAGCGCAGGCCATACCATTACCATTAACGGCGTGGTGTGGACATTCGTTGCTTCGGGTGCGACGGGTACGCAAACCAATATAGGCGCGAACTTGAACGCCACGCTGACGCAGTTGGCAACCGACCTTAACGCCTCCGTCAACGCCAGCATTACCCCTGTAACCTATGCGAACGTAAGCGGCACAAAACTTGGCTTTACCCATGACACGCTCGGCGCAGTGGGTAACGCATTCACGATTGCTTCTGGCAATGCCAACGGTGTGGCAAGCGGTGCAACACTTTCAGGCGGTGGCTACAACCACACCTTTATCAGTGGTGCGGCAAGCCTCCCATCCTTTGCAGCGGAAATCGGCCATGCCAATGTGCCAGCCTATTTCGTGCATACGGGCTGTATGCTCAATAGCATGGCTTTGAATTTCCAGCGTTCTGGTTCTGCAAATGCCACGCTGAATATTATTGCCCAGGGTGAAACACGCTTCACCACCACGCAAGGCGGCACGCCCACCAGCCGCGTTTACAAGCCTTTCAGCCAGTTCAACGGCTCGATCAAACGCAATGGCACATCTCTGGCCAATATCACGGGCGCACAATTCACCTATTCAAACGGGATGCAGGCAGTGCCGACCATCCGCAATGATGGGCTGATTGAAGCGGTTGATCCCACCATCATCAATGTGAATGGCAGCATTGACGTGCGCTTTGCCGACACCACGCTGGTGGATGACGCGATCAACAACAACGCCATTGAGTTGGAGCTTGCCTACAAGCTGGCGGGGTTGGACGGGAACAACTTTTCCCTCACCTGGACATTCCACGAAGTCTATCTGCCACGGCCTCGCATCCCCGTATCAGGACCAGGCGGCGTGCAGGCCAGCTTCAACTGGCAGGCCGTCTATGACGACGCGCTTTTGAAATCCGTCACTGTCGTTTTGAAAAACGATGTTACCAGCTACCCATAAGGAGGTGTTATGCTACGATTAAATCTTCAAAAAGAACCATATTGGCTCGATTTACCTGCCGATGTGAAGCTCAAGGTGCGGCCACTTTCCACCGCCATTATGAGTGCGGCGCAATCTTCCGTCATCAAGCAGATCACTGACTGGCGACAGGAGCGCAAATCCCGCCTGGAAGTCGGCGCGGATGTGTCAGATTTGCCTGATGTGGATGATGAAGAAACACGTCACGGGCTTTCGGAATCGCTGCTTATCAAGGCAATGGCACGCGGCGCGGTGATCGAGTGGCAAGGCGTGCTGAATAGCGCGGGTGATGCGCCTGCGGTGGTGAATGACCAAGCCGTGAACGACCTCATGGATATTTGGTTCATCGCGCAAGATTTTTGGAAGAAATACACTGCTGCGCTTTCCCTATTGGGTGTGGAGGGAAACGGCTCAGGGCTCGCTGCAAATGGCACTTCGGCGGCGGGTCAGGATATTGCAGAACCTGCCACGACGAAAACCTTCCGTGCAGCAAAGGCGAGTTAAACGAAAACACGGGCGAGCCGTTATGCCCCTACGATAAACACGAGCCGCTCTCAATGGAGGGGTTCGAAGCATGGGAAGTGCTGCTTCGGTGTGGCGGCCAGTTCAAACTTTATCCCAGCGGTAAAATCGCAGGGTTCGACATTCCAACCATTTTAAGTGTGACCGAAGCACTCGGGTATAACCCGCAGGCAGTTTTGCGCCTGCTGGATTACGCCGAGGCTGGGTTGCATGAGGCAATCCGAGAACATGGCAACAGCAACACAGAACATCTCGATCAGGATAGCGGTTCTTGACGGCGATAAAACCCGCCGTGAATTAACCCTCACTGGCGAAGCGGGACAGCGTGCGCTTGCCAAAATCAAGGAGGCAACCGCACCGGCCAGTAAGTCGCTGGTGGCGGTAAACGTGGTGAGCGAGCAAGTCCGCTATGGCATGGAAAACCTTGCAGGCGGCACGGGTTCACTCGGGGCAAGCCTTGTACGGCTTGGTCCCGTAGGGTTGGCCGCCGCTGCCGTGCTAGGAACGCTTGGCCTTGCAGTAGCGGGTGGTATCCGTGAGTTCAAGGAAGCCGAGCAAGCCCTTAACCAGCTAAACGCTGCCCTCAAAGCGACCGATTTCACCGCCGGTGTGACCGCCGCGCAAATCACTGCACTCGGCGAAGCGATTGAAGGCAATACGCTCTTTAAGAAAGAGGATATTCAGCAAGCCGCTTCCTCGCTGATGTCGTTCCAAAATGTCGCGGGTGAAACCTTCACCCGTGCGTTGAAGCTATCTGCTGACTTAGCAGTGCGTCTTGGAACCGATGTGCCTTCCGCCGCTGATATGCTGGGTAAAGCCCTTGAAACCCCCGAAGAAGGGCTTGGCAGGCTGGCGCGAAAATTCTCTGACCTGTCACCCACCCAGAAAGAAGCCATCGAAAACTTCGTGAAGTTGGGGGATGTCGCCTCCGCGCAGGCTGTCATCCTTGAGCATTTGGAATCTAAAACCAAAGGACTGGCAGAAGCGCAGGCGCAAGGGCTTACAGGTGCTGCGGATTCGTTGGGTGATGCCTGGGATGATTTACTGGAAGCATTTGGGCGCACCATCAGTGAATCGGGCGCAGCACAAGTTAGCCTGAATCTGCTCACCAAAGCGGTGCGTGGCTTGCAGGAGGCGTTAAACCCCACCCGCGATCAGCAAAAAACCCAGCTTGAAAAGGAAATAGCCGACCTGCAGGACAGTTTCGGCACCAAGCTCGACATTGCCGTGCTGGGCAGTGCGCCTGGGCTTGAAGCTAAAAAGCGCGAGCTGCAAAAGATTAACGATGAGATCGCCGCCGAACAGAAGAAAGCTGATGAAGATACACAAAACGCACGCACGGCCGCTGAGAAAGCAGCTGCAGAGCGTCGCAATAATCAGCTGCTTGAACTTCAAAAGAAATATTTGAAGGAATATGAGGACGTAACGCTCACCTCGCAGCAAAAAATCCTACGAGACGCAGAAGAACGCCGCAAGCAGATCCTCGCGCTCAATAAAGGGGATGCAAATAGCGAATCTGCACAGAAAGCACTTGCTGCGCTCAATGCTTCCACCAAGGCAAAGCTGGCTGATGCCAACAAACAGGATGCAAAATCAGCCCCGAAAGATGAAGCGGGTGAAAATCGTAAACGTGCGATTGAAGAAGTAAACCGTGCGCTATTGCAGACCAAGCCTTCCTACGATTTGGCGAAGCAGGCACTGGATGAGTGGAAAGAAAAGCTGATCGAGAATCTCGGCGGTGCGACCGAAGCCAACCAGGAATATATCGACAAAATCGAGCAGATTTACTCGGTAAAGCTCAAGGAAATTTACAACAAGTCCTTGCTCGATAGCGATAAATGGGAGGATGGCGCAAGCCGTGCGCTCAAACGCTATGCCGATGAAGCCACCAACGCAGCCAAAAACGCCGAGGATTTATTCGGCAGCGCGGCCAGCAAGGTGGAGGACACGCTGGTGGATATGGTCACCAGTGGCGAGTTTTCCTTCAAAAAGCTGGGTGATCTGGTGCAGTCCATCGAGCAGGATATTTTGCGGATGTTCATTCGCCAGCAAATCACGGGACCGATTGCTGGTGCGCTGGGTGATTTTGCCAAGGGCAGCGGTGGTGACATTTTCGGCAGTATCTTCGGCAGCCTGTTCCATGATGGCGGTGTGGTCGGTGTTTCGGGTGTTTCCCGCCGCGCTGTGCCTGCCTATGCGTTCGCGGGTGCGCCGCGCTTCCATAATGGCCTGATGCCCGATGAGTTCCCCGCCATTTTACAGAAAGGCGAAACCGTACTGCCCAAAAACACCAAGATGGGCGGCAATAACATCACCTTCAACATCACCACCCCGAACGCGCAGAGCTTCATGGAAAGCCAAGGGCAAATCATGAGCAAGCTCGCCGCGCAGATGGGGCGGCATAAAGCGAGGAACGGATAATGCCTACATTTCATGAAGTGCAGTTCCCGCCGAAAATCGCTTATGGCGCAAGCGGCGGGGCGGAGTTCAACACCAGTATCACTACCACCTTTTCAGGATTCGAGCAGCGCAATGTGAATTGGCAGAAAGCGCGTGGCCGCTGGGATGTCTCGACGGGGCTTAAAAGCAAAACCGATATGGATGCGCTGCAAGCCTTCTTCCGCGCACGTTTCGGTAAAGCCTATGGTTTCCGCTTCAAAGATTGGAACGATTATCAGGCGGTGGGGCAAACGCTCGGCACGGGCAACGGATCGCAGACTGCCTTTCAGCTGAACAAAACCTATACCAGCGGTGGCAACAGCTATGTGCGGGAAATTAAGAAACCCGTGTCTGGCACGGTGAAAATCTACCTGGGCGGCGTGCTGCAAGGTTCGGGCTACTCGGTGGATCACACCACAGGCGTGGTGACGTTTTCCGCCGCGCCTGGTGCGGGTGTGATTGTGAGCAGTGATTTTGATTTCGATGTGCCAGTGCGCTTCGATACCGACACGCTTGCTGTGCGTGCCGACGGACCAGGCTTTTTTGTGTGGGATGCAATCCCGATTGTGGAGATACGCTTATGAGAACCGCTTCAAGCAATATGGCCGCGCATCTGGCGGGGGAAGTCACCAGCCTTGCCGTGTGCTGGAAACTCACGCTGGTGGGTGGCACGGTGATGGGCTTCACCGATCACACGTCTGACCTCACAGTAAGCAGCCAGCTTTACAAGGCCGCGACGGGTTTTTCACCTACGAGCGTGGAAACCAAAGACAAATTCAGCGTCGATAACCTCGATGTGGCGGGAATACTGGATGCGGCGGCGATCACTGAAGCCGACATCATGGCGGGGAAATACGACTTCGCCGAAATTGAAATCTTCATGGTGAACGTCACTGACCTAACGCAGGGCATCATAACCCATCGGCGCGGCTGGCTCGGTGAAGTGACACTCAAGAACGGACAGTTTATCGCAGAGGTGCGTGGGCTGGCGCAGAAACTTAGCCAGAATATTGTGGAACTCTATAGCCCCACATGCCGCGCCATCTTCGGCGATGGACGCTGCAAAGCCAGCCTTGCCAGCTACACGGTGGGCGGCAGTGTCAATACTGTCAGTAGCAGGCAGGTGTTTATCAGCAATTCCATGACGCAAGCAGCGGGATATTTCTCGGGCGGCGAAGTGGTGTGGCTGACGGGCGCAAACGCTGGGCGGCGCATGGAAATCAAAGAGTTCTCGAACAAACAATTCACCCTCGTGCTGCCCATGCCGAACAATGTGACGGTGGGCGACACCTTCAACGCGATTGCAGGCTGCGACAAAACCATCAGCACCTGCATCGCCAAGTTCAACAATGCCGTGAACTTTCGCGGCGAGCCTTACGTCCCAGGCATGGACAAAATGCTCGCCACCGCAGCCACGGCCAACGATTTGCAGCGCGTATGACCCAAGCACAAACCATTGTTACCCAAGCCCGAACATGGATCGGCACACCGTTTCACCACCAGGCACGATTGAAAGGCAAAGGCTGTGACTGCCTTGGCCTGATTGTCGGCGTGGTGGATGAACTGGGCTTGAAGGATAAGCACGGCCAGCCGCTCGCGGGTTATGACGAGGTGACCTATTCCAAAGAGCCAGACGGCGCGTATCTCACCGAAAAGCTCACAGCCTTACTGGATGAAGTGCCGATAGCGGAAGCGCAGGCAGGTGATCTGGCCTTGTTCAAAGTGCGCGAGAACCCGCAGCACATGGCATTTCTCACCGATTATGAAAACACGCTGGGGATGGTTCATTCCTACGCGCCAGCCCGTCGGGTGGTGGAACACCGCCTCGATGATGACTGGAAACAACGACTTGTGAAGGTATTCAGATGGCAGCCATCGTTCTAGCAGCCGCCGCCAGTTCTGCGGCATCATCTATCGGCGCGGGGGCATTTGCCGCAGCGTTGGCGGGTGGTGTGGGCGGATATTTGGGCGGGTTTATTGACCGTTCCATTTTCGGCAGCAAAGCACGCATCAATCAGGAAGGTTCGCGCCTGACCGACTTGATGGTGCAGGCTTCTACCTATGGCAAGTCGATACCCGTGGTTTATGGCAACGCCCGTATTGCGGGAAACGTGATCTGGTCGCGCCCGATTCAGGAGCATGTCACTACCACAACGCAATCATCGGGCGGTGGTAAAGGCGGCGGCGGTGGCGGAAGCGTGGAAACTACCACCACGACCTACACCTACACGGCCAGCCTTGCGGTGGCGATTTGTGAAGGCGCAATCAGCGAAGTGGTGCGCGTATGGGCGGATGCAAAGCAGCTTGACCTGACGGCTGGCAGCTATTCGCTTTATCTCGGTGACGAAACACAGTTGCCCGACACATTTATGTCGTCTTTCTATCCTGCTGGGCAAACGCCAGCCTATCGCGGCACGGCCTATGTGGTGATTAAGGATTTCCCGCTGGGGGATTTCGGCAACCGCATTCCGAACTTCACTTTTGAGGTGCGCCGCACGCTGAAAAAGCCCTTCGACCTTGAGGATAAAATCAAGGACATCACCATCATCCCAGGCGCGGGTGAGAATGTGTACGACACGGTGGTGCAGGAGAAAACCAGCGGCCAGCAGGATGTATCAGGCAATTTCGTACAGGGTGGCAAAGTCACCAAGATGAATCTGAACAATCTGAATAATAAAGCCGATGTGCTGGTGGCACTCGATAACCTCAAAGCCAACCTACCCAATGTGGAATGGGTGTCGGTGGTGGTGAACTGGTTTTCGGATTCCGCAGATCCTGCGGTGAGCATTATCAAGCCAGCGGCGGAGTTTAACAGCCAAGGCGCACGGGTTGCGCCCGACGACTGGGCGGTGGCGGGGTTCAATCGCAACAACGCGCATGTGATTTTAACTTTTCCCGATGGTTCGCCCACTTATGGCGGCACGCCGACGGATAAAAGCATCATCCGCTTGTGCCAGGAATTAAAGGCGCGTGGCTACAAGGTGTTGTTCTACCCGATGGTGCAAGTGGACACCATCACGCCACAGCCAAAACCGTGGCGTGGCAGGATTACACCGACCAATGCCACGGATGCGGCCAACTTCTTCACCCGCACCAATGGCTACAATGCGTTCATCAACTGGTATGCCAGCCTGAATGTGGGCGGCGTGCTGCTGAAGAACAATATCGACGCTTTCCTGATCGGCTCGGAGTTGGTGGGACTTACCACCTATATGAGCAGCGCAGGCGTGTTCCCAGCGGTGACGCAGCTGAAAAGCCTTGCCGCTTCTGTAAAATCCGCCGTGGGTGCAGGCGTAAAAGTCATGTATGGCGCGGATTGGAGTGAATACCACTCAGTAAACGGCTGGTATCACCTCGATCCGCTATGGTCTGATTCCAATATCGACGTGGTGGCGATTGATTGCTACTTCCCACTCACGCCTGATTTGCCACAAAGCCAGATCGACTATGCTGCTGTGTATGCAGGATGGACGAAAGACGAAGGCTGGGATTATTATTGGGACGGCACACGCACCACCAAGACCTTCTATTCAGGCGCAACCTATGCCTGGAAGAACGTAAAAAACTGGTGGAATAGCACCCACACCAATCCGAACGCCACGACTACAGCATGGACTGCCAAGATGAAGCCCGTGTGGTTTTCGGAGCTTGGCTTTCCTTCGGTGGATGGATGTGCCAACCAGCCAAACGTGTTCGTTGACCCTGACTCGGTGGAAAGTTTCTATCCTCGTGGTTCTCGTGGGCGGGTGGATTTTCTTGCACAACGCACCGCGCTCGATGCCTCGATTGACTATCTCAACGCCCAGAATGCGCTGGAAGCCAACTTTGTGCCGCGCAAGTTTGTGTGGACATGGGATGCACGGCCGTTCCCATTTTTCCCTGACCTCGGCTCGGTATGGGCAGACGGCAGCAACTGGAAAACAGGCCATTGGGTGCAAGGCAAGCTGGGGCTTTCGAGCCTCGGCCAGATCGTCGCCGACCTGCTAAAAAAGGTGGGTTACGACAACACCATGTATGACACCAGCCGCCTGACGGATATTGTGTCGGGCTTTATCGTGAGCAACAGGCAAACGGTGCGTGCGTGTTTGGAGCAATTAGCCTCGGCTTATTTCTTCGACATGGTGGAATCGGACGGGCTGCTAAAGTTCGTCAAGCGTGGCAAAGTTTCCAACACCACGCTGGATTTCTCGGAACTGGTGCCGCGTGATGATGCGATTGAAACCTTCACCATCACCCGCACGCAGGAACTGGAATTGCCGCGCCAGGTGGATGTCATTTATCTGAACCGCACGGCGGATTATCAGGCTGGCACGCAATCCTCGCAGCGGCAAACCGTCAAAGCGGTGGATTATGCCACGGTGAACCTGCCGATTGTGCTTTCGGATCAGGAAGCCAAGGTGGTGGCGGATGTGACACTCTACAATGTGTGGGTGGGGCGCGTGCAGTACCAGTTCACCGTGCCGCCGAAATATGCGCTGCTTGAGCCGACCGACGTGATTACCATCACGAAGGATGGCGCGTCGTATGTCATGCGGATCAATTCCACCAAGCTGGTGCGGAACGGGATGCAGGAACTCACGGCGGTGGCCGAAGATGTGTCATCCTATGATTTCTACAATCCCGCAGGCACTGGCACGCCCAACATTCAGCCACCCACGAGCATTTCCGCCACGCGGTTGGAATTGCTGGACTTGCCAGCATTCCCCACCGATGCGGTGACGGATGCGTATCTGCGCTATGGTGTGGTGGGCTTGGGCGGTGATTGGACGGGTTCGGCGGTTTACCGCTCGGATGATGGCGGGGCAAACTATGCCTTGATGCAAACCCTCACGGCGCAGGCCACCATCGGCGCGGTGCTGAATATCATCCCTGCGGGAACGGTTTATACTTGGGATAACAGCACGACCATTGATGTGTTACTCACCTTCGGCCAGCTGCAGAGCGTGACCGACATCGCCGTGCTGAATGGCGCGAATGTGTGCGTCATCGGCGATGAAGTCATCCAGTTCCAAACCGCGACACTGCTCGACACAAACAAATATCGTTTGTCTGGGCTTTTGCGGGGGCGGCTGGGTACGGAATGGGCTGTAGGTAGTCATATAGCGGGTGAACGCTTCATCATGCTGACAAACGCCCTTGCGCGGGAACTGATGGCATCCTCTGGCTGGGGTATCGCCAAGAAGTTCAAGCCCGTGACGGTTGGCTCCACACTCGGGGCGACCACCGCGCAGGATTTTACCTATGCGGCAAAGGCTCTGAAACCTTATTCCCCCGTGCATATCGAGGGCAGCAGAAACGTGGGTGGTGATCTGACCATCAACTGGAAGCGGCGCACGCGCATCGGTGGGGATTGGCGGGACGCGGTGGATATTCCGCTTTCCGAGGAAGCCGAACGCTACGAGGTGGAAATCATGCAGGGGGTGACGCTGAAACGCACCATCATCGGCCTGACTTCACCCACCACCATCTACACCGCCGCGCAGCAAGTGACGGACTTCGGTTCGGCGCAAAGCAGCGTGCTGGTGAATGTGTACCAGCTTTCCGCCGCCGTCGGGCGTGGATACGCGGGAATCGCAACCCTATGAAAGGAGTGTTATCAGCAGCTATGTTCTAAAAATTCTGCAAGTCGGGCAAATGTTTGGTTGCCACCTTCAACCGCATATTCGGCGGTCTTATTACGAACTTCTTCCGATTCAAATAACATCCGCAGAGTGAGCTTCGTTTTATTACCATCTGACTTTTCAAATGTGACCGTTACATGGTGTTGGCAAGA